CGACAGTAGCACCTAGCTTCCAGCAAGAGGCATCAAAAATAGCAACCGCATTTGATGTTCCTAAATCACTTGCATCAACAAATGTTGGTGGATCAATTGACGGTGTTTCCAATGCTATTAACAAGAATAGTAAAAAAGCAGAAGAAGAAGCAACCTACGATAGTAGAGCAGCAGAAGGTATGAGTGGGGAAGCGGTCGATGATAAAAAAGATAAGGGACCATTAGGATTATTGAAGAATGCTTTCAAAGGATTGCGTGCATTGTTTGGTGGTGGAGGTTACGATGGAGACCTGGACTCCCTAGATTTTACTGATGTAGAGGATGGTAATACTGATGACTTACGTTTTGGATTGACAGGAACTACTGGTATGTCAGTAGGTGGTTGGTCTCATGCACACTTTGAAGCACAAGACAAGAATCAAGCTACATTAATTAAAGATACTACTCCTGTTGTTAAAAAAATGATTTCTAAAGGAATGGAACCAGAAACTTCTGATGGGCGACCATTCACCGAAGACATGAGTAATCGTGAGATAGCAGAATTAATTAAACATGGTGCTGATAGGCATAATCATTCTGGACCTAAACCTTATGCTGTTGATATCAATATGCCAGGTTTTCCCAAAGTTCCTGTACAACTAGAAGATGTGAGGAACACACCATTTAAAGGTGAAGGCGTCAATGCGCTAATTAAAGGAACAAAGACTGCAATCTTCCACTTAAGTTTTAAATCTAATGGATATAAAGATGGTGGTATTGTTGGTGAGTCAGGTGAAGAACAGATCACTGTTGGTGAGGAAGGTCCAGAGGTTGTTATGAAGAACTTGGTGTATGGTGTACCACCAGTTCTTGATCACCTAATGGCAATGAATGATGCTGGTACATCATCTGAATTAATCCAAACTTATCGTACTTTTGCGCCTGAAGTGCTGGCGTATGATGAAGAAGCAGAATCAATGGCACAGACTATCATTGTCATGACTCCACCATCAGCACCATCAGAACCAACTATGGATATACCCCGTGATAAATCTATAACCAGATCTCCGATGGGTGTTGCGCCAGGAAAAGCAGCAATGCACATCGCTCTCTTTAACTAAATATCTAGGGGGAATCTAATAAATGGCAGCATTTACCGAAGGGTTTACAGATACAACAAAACCAGGTGCGAATCATATTGGTAGTATGATCTCGAAGGTTCTTGCTGCGAGAAAATTTGCTAGACAAGAGAGAGAATTAGCAGAAGAGAAAGCCAAGAAAGCGGGATATGATAGTCTAGAAGAAGCAGGTGTAGAGAAAGGTTTCTTCTTTAAGGCAGCACTAAAGAATAAGTTTGGTGGATCATACATCAGTGGTAAGAAGCAGGACATTGAACAGGCAGTTGATCGTGTCAAACTACTAAAGAATCCAAAGGCACAGTTCTGGAACTTCGTAGATAATAGAGACGCTGACGGTAAAGAGATAAAGAAACTCTCCGACGTTGAGTTGTTTCGTAAACAATTTGATAATTATAATTTTCAGGGTGCAAAGAGACCACCTGAAGGTGTAAAAGCAGAGACACCTGCAATTCCCAAGAAGATGTCTCCCTTTGAGCTTGAGCAGAAGAGACAGGCTCTTTCTCAAGAGAGAATGCTTGCTGAAGCTGAAAAGAAAGTAGCGGATGCAGCATCTGGTAGTAAGCAAAGAGCATCTAGAGAGGACCTCCTTCAGGCAATCAATGCTATTGCCCAGTCACTAGACAAGACAGCACAGTCTATTAATAGCAGCATCGGTGACTCTAAACAGGTTGCCTCTGATATTCATGCGATGAAGACTGATATTGTTAATCAGTTGAGTGAAAGAACCGATAGTATTGAGGACAAGTTAAGCAAGATCGCTGAAGCAATCAATGCACAGACTGCATTGAAGAAAAAACAAACTGATGATGCAGAAGGAAAGGTTAAAGAAGCTAATCAAGAAAAACAAGTCCCAGTTGTCACCACTAATATCCCAGATAATACTACTACACCAGATATAGATGAGTCGGCATCTAATGTAAAACTAGATTATGCTCCAGGAGATGATAATGATGATACATCATTGAATGATGTTAAAGAAGGTCCACAAGCAGAGCAAGGTGCTATCTTATCTGGACCTGATAGTGGATATAAAGTACCTGGTTTGACACTACATGGTAATGAAGCAATCGTACCATTAGATAACAACTATACGCAAGGAGAACCAAGTGCAGTTGATGGTAAGGTGAGACCAACACCATCGGAACCTATGGTTCCTCCTATGAATGTTAATGTCAATAACAGTTATGAGATGGGTAAATCGCCCACTAATATCAATAATAGTTATGAGATGGGAACTCCTATGGGCAAATCATCTCCTATTGAGATACCTAACCTGATGGGAGATAGTAGTCTGGAACAACCATTAGTAGATGCTATGGCGTTACCAACAAAGATTGCTGGTGGTATGGCGTTAGCTGCTAGTAGTGAGTTAGTCAAACGACTATCTGGAGACAGTCCCGAGGTTGCTAGTGAGATGGCAAAAGTTATCACTCCACTCGCCAGTGTATTTGACCTACCTAAATCACTAGTAGGTAAAGCAAAGTCTGGTGAAAGTTTAGGTAAAGATTCTTCTATCTTGACTGGTGTTGCTGATCAGGGCGAAAAGAAAAATATATTCCAGAAAGCATTTGATGGATTGAAAAACTTATTCAAAGGTGGTAATAAAGACGGCGGCGGCGGAGGCGGCGGAAACAAAGAACCCGCGAGAGCTAGAGGCGGTGGTATGACTGGCACCCAGGAGCAGAGAGACTACGCTGGTGACATTTATGAGATGGCGAAAGCTGCTGGCGCGAAGCATCCTGAAGTTGCTGCTGCTATGGCTGCACTGGAGACAGGGTTTGGTGAACATGAGAAGACAAACAATCCATTTAATATGAGGAATGAAGATGGAAGTTTCATGGAGTTTGAAACGAGAGAAGATGCTGTAAAAGAATTTGTTAGATTATGGGATAAAAACCATAGCGGTCACCTGAACTTGGAAGCATTTGATGATCCTAATGAGGCACTCGCTAATATCATTGATGCATATGCACCTGCAAGTGATGGCAACGATCCTGAAGCATACAAGCAATTTGTTGCTAATTTTATCAAAGGTAAAATGTATCTGAAGAAACCTCCCAAAGAGGTGGTTGAGTCTCCAGAAACTCCAGAAACAAAAGAACTAAAAAAAGCACAACCAAACAGTGCTCCAGAGATTTCCGAGAACTATGGTCTAAAGCAAGATCAATCTTTTGATTTCTCTATACCTGGCAAAGGAAACTACAAAGCATATAAAACTGCTACGGGATTTGAGATCTTTAAGTACGGTGGAATTGGTTCTTTAGTTGGTAACGATACAAAAATAGACACAACAGATGGTAAAAATCCGTGGGCTGTTGCTGCGTTAATTAAAGCAGGAAAAGCACGAGTAGAAGCTGCAAAGAAGATATCTCCTCCTCCAAAAATAGAACCACCAGTAAAATCAGAAGAAAAACAGGCGAGTTTGAAAGGCGCTTCCCCAGCAGAGAAAGCAAAAGTAGCAATGATAAATATTGGCGGTGAGCAAACACAATCTGCTGCTACTGGTGCGGTTCCTACATCACAGGGAACTACAGTATCTCCCTCTGTTTCTTCGCTATCTAAATCAGTATTTACAGCTAATGGTGTGACTGACTAATGAGTGATAACAATCAAGAGTTTCCATATGCCTCTAGTCTAAAACTAGAAGAGGCAACTATCACTGGTCTAGATGGAACCGAACTTTCAATAGGATCATTGATCAAAAGTTTTCAATACTTTGAAGACATTGACATGCCAAGTATTTCTGTCAACCTAGACATCGTTGATAACGCATCAAATATTATTTCTTCCCTTCCTATCTCTGGATATGAAAATGTTGAATTGGTATTTGGTGCTGCTGATGAAGAACTATTGACACTGAACATGAAGGTGGCGAAGATATACAATCGTTTTTCTGCAGATAGGTATCAAGAGTATTCTCTTGGTCTAGTTTCTAATGAACTGTTAGTCAATGAAACTACTAGATTAGGAGAAAGACTAGCAGGTAAAGCAGAAGGTATTGTATCTCAACTAGTAACAGAAAAGTTAGGAACCACAAAAAAGATTGCTCAAGATCCTTCTATGTTTAAGGTGACATTCTTGCCAGGTAAGAAGACACCTTTCTCTATTATCAACTCGTTGAAACAAAGAACTGTACCTGAAGATAAGAAGACATTTCCTTCAGGTTCTAGTACAACATCAGACTTGCAAATATCAAAGGGTAGTGCAGGGTATTACTTCTACGAAAACTATGATGGATATCATTTTAGATCAATTGACTCACTAAACTCTATTAAAACTAATCCACCTGTGGAGACATTCTTTCAAGAGAATGATCAACTCAATCAACAGAATGCTCGCCGTAAAATCCTTGACATTGACTTCCAACAGGAGATTGACATCTTATCCAAGTTAAGAATGGGTACGTTCTCTAATGTTATTTGTTTCTATAACTTTAGCACTGGTGCTTACGAAGAGTATGTTTATAATTTAGGTGATCGCTTTGGTGATATGGAGCACCTAGGATCACAGTCTGGTCTTGCTAAAGGTCAGGCTGATCTTGCAGTCAATCCTAGTAGAATCATGTCTGTCTTGATGGATCATGAGACTTGGTTTGATGGTGTAGAAGTAGCATCACCAGAGAAATCAGATGGTGGTAAGAAGAACACAACAGAGTTTCCTGATTGGCAGAAGTATGTTGTAGCCCAGTCCATTGCAAGGAAAGAGTCGCAGAACAACCAACAAGTTTTTATTCAGATACCTTTCCGAACCGATCTACGTGCTGGTCAGACAGTTGAGATTATGATTCCTAACAACATTCCGTCAGAAGAAAGAGAAGAGAATGACATTTATGACAAGGAACATAGCGGTGCTTATTTGATTGCAAAACTACAGCACTCCGCTGATGTTTTGAATTTAAAAGCAAATACATATCTTACTTTAGTAAGGGATTCTTATGGCATGCCAGACGAACCTTCTGATGTAGAGACTAAATAAAAATAAAAGTATTGGTATGGATCCAGTTCTATCGTCATTTATATCGACTAATCAGATAGGCGCTGATGGTTTCAACTGGTGGATCGGACAGGTTGAGACAGGGAGAGAAAGCGACCCTAAAAAGTCTGGTAGATATCGTGTGCGTATTGTTGGAGTACACTTAAGAGATGGTCAGAAGACACCGACCGATCAACTACCATGGGCAAACGTAGTTATGCCTGTGACCACACCATTCAGTGATGGTGGTGTGACTGGTGCTACAGCAGAACTACGAGCAGGTAACTGGGTCATTGGATTCTTCCTTGACAATGATAAGCAGAGACCTATCATCATGGGTTCTGTTGGACACACTGCTGGTGCTACTGTAGTCGATAATGATGATCCAGTTGCTGGTGGTGACGGACCTAGGAACTTCACTACCGTAACTTCCAGTGAAGTTAAACCATCAGCGCATCTCCCTCAAAATGCTCAAGATGGAAAGGATAAAGAGACTGGTGCTAACATTAAAGGTGGTGAAGTAGCAGCAGCTGCTAGTAATGAGGAGGATGCTGCTCCTGCTATCATCGCTGCGCTTCGTGGCAAACATAGTGAAACCAATCCTACTGGATCACAGAACTGTGTTACTATTGCCAACCCCAAGTGCGGTACGGAGAGTAACTTTGGTAAGCAGGTACAGAATATCATTGGTGATATGCTTGCTGCTAACCAAGCAGCTGGTGGACAGTTAGGTGACTTCTATGTCAGTAAAATCAATGGATTCTTGTATGATAAGGTAGCGATTGCTAGACATCATATTGGTAGGGTTACTAAACTTGTTCGTAGTCTGATGGGTCGTGCCCAGTCAGAGATTATTAGGAATCTACGTGAGGGTATCAAGAACCTAGTTAATGGTCTCCTAGGCATTCAGGGAGCACTTGAGCAGAAGGAAAAAGTACCCCAAGATCCAAAAGCAACAAAGAAAAGTATTGGTAAGAAAGGTCGTCTATTAGACGGTGTGCAGAAAGTTCTTGATCAGATTCTTAAGGCACTTGGGTGTTCTATTGAGAATATCACTGACATGTTGGCAAGATTCTTAACAAATCTGCTGTTTGATTTCATCATGGATGTGTTCTCTCCTGCTGCTTGTGCTGTCATCAACCTAGTTGAAGGTATCATTAACAAAATTCTAGAACTTTTGGAAGGTTTGATCAGTAAGGTATTGGGACCACTGCAAAGTATATTAGGAATATTAGCGTCACCTTTAAACATGATTGGTGGTGCTATTGGAAAGATAATGTCATTCCTAGGCATCTCATGTAGTGGTCCTAGTAGTAGCTGTCCAAAGTCAACTGTTACATGTACTGACTGCAGCAAAGACGATGAGGATGATTGGCTTGATAATCTTCTAGACAATATTGCCGATGGTGATACTGGAGAAAGATTCTATTGTTCAGAGTCATTTGATTACTTGGAAAATAAACCAACCAGGATTATTTTTGTTGGTGGTATTCCTAACGAACCTATTCCTATTCCTAACCAAGATCCAGTACCACCTGGTCCTGGTAGAGAGGACACACCACCATTCAATCCAGATCTCGTACCAATTGATGACGATGATGATGATGGACCTGAATTACCTGATGAAGATGATGATACTCTCCCGCCTATCATTCCCGATGATGGTGACGACGATGATGACGATGAGGTTGTGTTGCCTATCACATTTGACGGTAGTA